GTGAAAGATGTACTCGAAAAAATCAGGAGGTATGCGGGACCCCATTCAGATTTTTACGGTGAAAAAGTTAAAATAAGTGATATGCTTTATTATGACATGAAAGTGTTGACACATGTATACCCTAAAATTAAAATAAAAAATTGTATTGGAGCTCTAAAAACAGTCGATACATCGGTTGGATACATTACTGATCTTCGACTACCTTAGTCGCTAGGTAAAAGTTAAGATCACCTAAATTTGCCACGTTATACTTCAAGATCAAAAATCGATTCTGTTCTTCTTGCATAATTTGCACGGTTGAACACATACTCGTCGCCTTTGTGAAAATATTCATATAACGAAGAGAATATGTACCGGACATTGGGGGACAGTCGTCCACACATTGAATTTCCGTTTCCTGGTCAGCGAAATCACCCCTGCACAGTAAACGTAATACCTTACCACCTCTCGAGATTTCAATCTCGTCACCAATATTCGACATATCTCTGCAAATTCTTTGAAAATCAACTGATGCCATAGGTGTATTTATAGTCATTTGCATTTCGGGGACTTCGATTTGATTTTCGTTAATATCGAGAAGTTTTAGTGCAAACTTCGTAGACGTCTTCTTTTGTTCACTATGAATTTCGATGTTCATGTATTCTTTAGAAGTTATAGATATAACGAGAACATCGTTTACTGTGATTGTTTTGAGGAGTTTATACATGTTAGTCATGTTAACACCACAATCTACATCCTCTGTACACGCGTACTCTTCGAAATTTTCAGCTGGAAGGTACATATCAATCAAGGATGTCCTGGCTGTATCCAGTGTTACAATATACACACCGTCAGGTTTGAAGTAGATATTTACATCGTTCAATATATCCTTAAGGACTTCAAATGTAGACTTAATAGCCGCGGCTTGTACAGTGACAAGCTTCATACTCGATTATTCGCGTATTATTCCTTTATATCACTATATATCGCACCATCTTCAACCTTACGACTTATTTTTGCTTCCAATTCCGGTGTCATAGCCGGTTGTAGCGATATACCATAATCGTCGAGACCAAACATATCCTGCGTGGATTCACCCTCAAGTGTTGATGAACCTATACCACCGAATCCACACGTTTCGAGCTCCTGAGTAGGTAAGAGTGATTCCAACCAGTTGTGTATTTCACGCCCAACTAAAATTTTACCATTTTTTGTAAGCATTGTCGGTACACGTGTAATCTTTGTCCTGAATTCTGGTGGTATCCCAGCTACAGTGACATTATGATATTGTACAATTTGTTGCAACTCCTGATGTTTCTTTATAAAATTTATTACTTCTACGCTGTGTTTACACTTTGGGCTATATACCAAAAGAGACATCTATTGTAAAACCCCAAAAAAATATGAACAATAACGCACGTTTTTTTTGTAATCTATATTAATGTATAATATCATACTTATACTGATAGTGGTGTATTTGTTATGCGAATCCAGGACGGAAAGGTTCGGGTATCGCGATGCAAATCACCCTATTCACGGTGTGGTTTTTAACGACCCCGCACCCAATATGAGTGAATATAAGGAGGTGGGTAAGTTACAGTTGAATAATGCTATAGTTGAAAAACTGGTTCTCGTGACAAATAAGTATATACGCGAGAAATCGGGTATCAACAATTACATAATCGAAACAAGTGCCATCAAGCAGTTTAAACATAAAACCAAAAACCACACGTTATATCAGTGCATGTTCATGTGTGTAAAGAGTGGCGGATTTTCGTTTGGGTTTTCTGTCACTTCCAATGTTATACTAGTGTCTGGGAATGTTCGCGTTCTTGGAATTCAGTCTCAACCGATGAACATAAAACCACCTTCAGATAAAACACCATTCGAGAGTACTATGAAAGGGTCTGAATATGTCAATTACGACGATGTCAGGAAGAGTGAGTTAGATTTAATAAAAATTTAGTCCAAGTACTATTAATGATAAACGTGGAAGAGATTTCACAAATTGTCAATAATCGAAATCGTATGAAAAAGGAAACGTACGTCGAGTTATATAGACAAGTCACCAGTAAAATAAGACGTGCAGTCGAAACTAGTCGCAAATATGTACTTGTAGAAGTACCTTCATTTGTTATAGGGTATCCAACATATGATAGACTAAAAGCGACATCATACATTAAAAGGCAATTGGAACTCGCGGGATTTGATGTTGCAATCATCGGTAACTATGAATTCAGAATTACATGGAAAGTTAAGAAGAATGTCAGGGCATCCGACTCTGTAGACGATTCACTAGGAGACTTTCCCACGCTGATTAATTTGAAAAAGGCTGCAAATCGTTACAGGCGAGATGCGCGAAACACGTGATAAAAAAAGTCCGTATAATCATAAATGGACAACCTGAACATTTTAGTTGAAGCCAAGCGCGAATACCTCGAACAACTGTGCATTCTCGTATGCCCAGTGATGATAGATACATTTGAAGCGATGTACCACGAAGCGAATACATTATCAAAAGGTCGCAAAGTTCTCTCCATGTTTCAGAAACTTTTAAAAGATGTACCCGAATGGAGTGAAACGATGGCAAAGCAGCACACGGACAACATCGCTGACCGATGCGCGTGGTTTAAGGACTTGGTAGCGGCAGTGTTTGTAAGTTCTGTAAAGATTCTATCCGCCGTTCGTTTGAGTGCGAATTCCAAGAAAATGTCAGTTAAATTGCCAACGAATGAAGTATTCATTCACACCTGTTACAAGAACGCTGCAAAGGATTTGTACAAAGATCCTTATATTTTTAGCGAAAATCAATCCGAACACTCGCGAAACGATAAATTATACGAGAGGTTTGTCACCTGTGTCGAAAACACCGTTAAAGAACTTATACCCGTTCAACAGATTCTACAAACATATATGTCAGCCGGTGACGATGAATACGTAGAGGGTCAGGATGCCGATCTTCAAGCTGACGAAATTGACGAATACGATGAAAACGGTGAAAACGGTGAAAACGACCTTCAACCACCGATGGAAGAGTCTATACCCCAGATGGAAGGTGATCCCACGGGTGAAGAAGGAAATCCGGAACTTGATACACTTATGAATGACGCACGTGAAGAAGTTCCTCAGGCTGAAATGCCAGAAGAACCTTCATCCGCCTTTCAAAATGAATTTAAAACGATTAGTACCAGACGCCCACCTCAACAGGAAGATGAACAGGAAGATTTATTTGCGGATGCAGCGGAAACCCGAACTAAAAAACTTGCCTATTAAATATGGACGAGTACCTTAGAGAACCTGCCTCCGCCGCGTTAATCGCCGCTGGAATAACCGCTTTATACATACATGGGAAAAGTAGACTGAATGATGAAGGAACGCTCTCGACAAGCGCTTACGCAAAACCTGCAGCTTTAGTAGGTATTTTAGTGTATTTTATCATATCTAACGGACTCGGTAAGCGTGAAGCTATATCATCTGACCCGTTTTGACTCACTTAAAGATTTCTCTCATATATTGTATATAATATGACCTCCGTCACCGCCTTCAATGACATGATGGGACAATTTCTTATGGAACTGCACTCGACTTTTCCAGAAGAAAAAGGATTAAAAAAATACATGGCCGCATTCGAACTCATGCGGAGCGCTAACGGTAAACTTATTGTCGATGGTTTTATGTCTAACGTAGGACCCCATGTCGAAAAAATCAACTCCCGCGATGAATCATTTTTTCTTGAACATGCCAGTACGATCGACTTTTTGAAAGATATCAACCTCCAGACGTGTTGGCCGAAGGCTTCAGAAGGAACCCGCGCTGCTATCTGGCAATATCTCCAGACACTCTACATGCTCGGTACTACAATTACGTCTATCCCACCCGAAACCCTCAGTATGATCGAGAACGTTGCCAAGCAGTGTGCGGATAAGATGCAGGGTGAAGACGGAGAAATGGAATTCGACGAAGCCAAACTCATGCAATCCATGCAAGGACTTCTCGGTGGTATGATGAAAAAATAAAACTATATAATATAAATGGCGTCTCTATTTGCCGATATTAAAGAAGTTGTGAGAGCAGATAAAGTGGCTGAATTTTGGCCAACTAAACGACATACATCAGCGGAACGAGTAAATGCTACGGCTCGATTTATTATTTATGCAACGTGTGTATTGTATCTCATCAGACGCGATACCCGTGTATTTATTTTGGGCTCAACGTGTTTAGGTGTTCTTTATGTTATGGAAATGTCTAACATGATAAAAGGCGGCGAGGCACGCCCTACATCGGTAAGCGAGGGGTATGAAACCGCGTGTCAAATGCCCACACACGATAACCCGATGGCGAACGTACTTATGTCAGATTTTGATGGCCGCCCCGACCGACCATCAGCGTGTAATTATGACACCGTCAGGGATGATGTCAATAAAATGCTATCTGGGCGTATTCCGTACGGTGCCCAAAAATCTAGATCCCCCATGCCCGAACAGCAGCGTAACGCTTATTCGAGGCAATTTGTCTCGAGTCCCGTAACAAATATTCCCGGTGACCAGACCGCATTTGCGGAATGGTTGTACGGTGGAAAGGATGCCCCGATATGTAGAAATGATGGTAGTATGTGTGACCCTAACGCACGAGGTGTCCAATTAGAAGCTTTCGGTGGACTGGATTCTAGTAACGATAAGAGGAGTGGTATGACGCGAGGATCTGGTCTATCGCCGGCATAGTCTAGATAATATTCTCATGTAATAATAAATGGCGTACCAGCTCCAGCCAGGAATGAATTTAGTTGAAAACCCCGCGAGACCTTCAACATGCGCGACTGACGAGGTTTTTGTTTACCCCCAGCCCAGCACACTGAATTACGGGTCTGGACGACCCAACACGATGCTTTACGGAACATCTCCTTACATGGCGGGTAAAGGCGCTCCCGCTCAATACATTGAGACAAGTGATCAGTTACGCCCTCAATCCACTAGCCGGTTTAATAAGATTGTCACAAAAACACATGAACGGGGTTTGTTCCCTCTACAAGACATGAAATGTAAACTCCCTCTCCCGTCCATGTCATACGAACCCGAAAGCACACGGGCGGATACACAAAATGCGATGTTTCTGACGAGATATCACACTAAATAAAAATATTTACAAGAAATAAGAATGGCAGACCCTATTTCAATACTAGCTATTGCCGGATTAGCATATGTAGGAAAAAAATTAAGTGACCCAAAACCAGAAAAATACCAGGTTGTGTCGGAAAATACGAATGATCCCTATTTGGTTCAGGAGGAAGTACCGAATATAGCCGCTCCAAGACCGATTGGTCTTGATAACCTTCCGGCATCTAAAATGGAAACAAATAATTTCG